ACATAGCAGCAAACCCGAACCAGTCCCGAACCAAGACCCGAACCACATATAAGAGAGAGTGAGATAGAGAGAGAGGGGGGGAGACAATCTCAACGCTAGTACTAGGGAGGGAGTGACCCTCCACCAACACACCCAAGGAGTGGAAACCATGGGAAGGCACGAACACCTCGTCCGACGACTGTCGGCGCTACCCGGACCCGGGACTCCCCGGGACTATCTCCAGCTTCTCGGCCCGACGCTGGACGGAATCCTCGAGGAGGCCGGGGACCTTGCCGGGGCCCTTGTCGAGCGGCAGTTGGCCAGCTCTACCTACCGGCCGACACCCGCCGAGCTCCGGACGACGTGGATGGCCATGGCCTCGGAGGCCGGCCAGCGGAGGGACGAGTCCATCCGGCAGAGGTCCCGCCGTTGTCCGTACTGTGAGGGCCGCGGCCAGGTTCACGCGTGGGTCCGTACCCGCATCCGAGGAGCGGAGCGCGTCCGTACCTACGCCGTGACGTGCTCGTGCCCTCGAGGTCTCCAGCTCGCACAGAAGGAAGGCGAGCGCCGCATGGACCGGGCCGAGCTCGAGACCACGGCCCAGCGCCAGCGCGCGGCCAACGAGTGGGCGGACGGCGTCGTGGCCCTCTACGTGGACGACGCGACCAAGGGAGCGCGGCCGGAGTGGACCAGGTGGGCACCGGCCGTGGAGCCACCGGCCACCGGAGGGAACCTCCGCACGTTCCAGAGCCGGCGCTAACATGACCTCCAGCGCACCCAACACGCACCGGAGGCCGACCGTGGCACACCTCACCAAGCTCCAGCGCGAGGTGGCAGAGCGCCTCGAGCGAGGCGCGACCATGTCCCAGCTCCTCGAGGAGGGAGTGGTCTCCCCGCTGACACTCCGGAAGTGGGACGTGGACGACGTGGTCCGCCGCTACCGCCTCGAGCAGGCACCCCCCCCGGAGGAGGTGGAGCTGGAGCTCCGGGCCATGGCCGGCCACGCGCTCCGGACTCTCCGGTACTGCATGTCTGAGGGCAATCCCCAGACGCGCCTACTGGCCGCCCGCTACGTCCTCGACGCGATCCGGGCCCCGGCCTCGGAGGAGGGACCGGGAGACGAGGCCGTGGCAGAGCTCCGGGGCCTCCTCCAGGTGGTGAGCGCGTGAGCATCCACGTACCCGCGGCCGTCCCCCTCGAGCTCCGGGACCAGGTGGGAGCGCTCCTCCGCAATCGCCTTGCGTTCTTCAAGCTCCTCCGCATCACTCACAAGGAGGAGCAGCGCACCGTCCCCCTCGTCCCCAACCCGGGCCAGCTCCGCCTCCTCGAGGCCCTCGACAACCATTCCCGGGTAATCGTGGTCAAGGCGCGCCAGGTGGGAATCTCGACCATATGCCGAGCCCACCAGCTCCACACGGCCTACACCTCGAGCGAGCCGGTGGCGCTGGGAGTCCTGTCATTCCACGAGAGGAGCGCCCGCCACCTCCGCCAGCTCGACCGCGCGTGGATGGACAACCTCCCCGCGCTCCTCCGCCGGGACCTCGAGGTGGACTCCGCCACGGAGGCGAAGTTCAAAGACACCGGCGCCAGCCTCGCCTCGTGGACGGCGGGAGGCCGAGGAGGGACGAGATCCGTGGCCCTCACCGCGGCCCACCTCTCGGAGTTTGCGTTCTACCCGGACCAGCCGGAGCTCCTCGCACAAGTCCTCGCCACCGTCGGCCGTGGCCAGGTGGTCATCGAGACCACGCCGAACGCTCCCGGCGACACGTTCCACCGGCTAATCGAGGGCGCCCCCGAGAACGGATGGCACGTCGTGACGTACTGGTGGCACGAGCACCACGCGTACCGCCTCGAGGAGCTCCCGGAGGACTGGGCACGGACGGACGAGGAGGAGCACCTGGCCCGGCGCTGGGACCTTGACGACCTCCAGCTTGCATGGAGGCGCCAGCAGGTGGCGACCCTCGGGGAGGCGAAGTTCCGCCGCGAGTACCCGGGGAGCCTGGCCGACGCATTCGCGGCCCGGGAGTCCACCTACCTCCGGGCGGAGGTCCTCGATGAGATCGACGCGGTCTGGTTCGACGGATCGGAACGGGAGCTCCAGCCGCCGGACGAGCTCGAGCGCTACGCCGTGGGCGTGGACGTGGCCGCCGGCGTGGGCGGGGACTACAGCGCCCTCGCCGTCGTGAGCCTCTCCACGTTCCAGCCGGTCTACCTCGAGAGGTCCAACGAGGTCTCCCCGGTGGAGTGGGCGGCCCGCGTTGTCGAGGTGGCCACGAGGTACAACCAGGCCCTCGTCCTGGCCGAGAGCAACAACCACGGCCACGTCGTCCTTCGGGAGCTCGAGGTAATGGGCTACCGGAACCAATGGAGGGACCGCTCCGGGAAGCCGTGGACGACGACGGCGAAAAGCAAGCTGGACGCGTTCGAGACGCTCCGGGAATACCTCGAGGCCGGCGTGGTCCAGGCCCTCGACCGAACCACGCTCGAGGAGCTCCGGGCCCTCGAGGTCCGACGCGTGACACCGGAGGCCCCCCCGGGTCTACACGATGACATGGCCGTGGCCCTCGCCCTCGCCTACCGCGCAACACGCGACGCGCCCGCCCACATGGCATACAGTAGGACCCACCTCATGGAACGCCACCTCGACCAGAGGAGGGCCTCCCGCATCCTCAACAAGCGCACCCCCTGGGAGGTGACCCGGTGAGCCTCACCCCGACCCTATGCCGGTCCATCTACGAGAAGCATGAGCGATACTGGGAGGACCGGCGCCCCGAGCTCCGCCGCCTCCGGAACGCCTACGATATGCGCTACTGGCTCCGGGACGGGTACGACACCCGCGGCCAGCTCATGGTCGAGACCTCGAGGGCCTACGAGCTCGTCGAGTCCTACGTGGCGTCGTTGTTCATGCGAGACCCGGCCGTGGTCGTGAGAGGAGACCTCCGGGGACGAGGAGACCAGGACAAGGCCCAGGCCCTCGCCAACGACTGGCTCGCACACGTGCGCCGCCAGATGGAGGACGCCCTCCGCCTCTCCATCATCTACCCGTGGGCCGCGCTCAAGGTGGCGCCGCGCTCGCACCCGGACCCGCTCCAGCGCGTGACCGTCGCAGCGCTCCCGCCGTGGGACGTGATCGTGGACGACACCGCCCGCGCGTGGGACTACCAGCGCTACGTCGGCGTCCGTGTCCTCATGCCGGTGGAGGAGGCCCGGGAGCGGTACGGCCGGAAGCAGTGGTCCACGCGCACGTTCCGCCAGTTCCTCGACCGCAACGGGGAGGACGACGCCCCGAGCTACGGACCGGAGGACGAGGAGGGAGTGGGCGAGTTTGTCGAGGTGGTCGAATGGTACGACCTCCGGAAGGACCGCTTCCTGGTTTGGAGCCCGGACTACCAGAGCGGGACCAAGTGGGTAGCGGACGGAATCGAGCTCGAGGTGGGCGTGGAGGACCCGACCGTGGAGAAAGTTGACGCCATCCCCGTCCGGACGGCCGACGACCACCCCCTGGTTCCCGTGGTCCCGCTCTACCTGTCGAGGCAGCCGGACCGCCCGCTCCGGGGCTACTCCGCACTCCGCCGCGTCTACGACCAGGTCCAGGAGTCCAACACGATCCGGACCTACCAGGCCAACGGAGTCCGCCGCGCCGCCCGCCAGTGGTTGGTCGAGAAGGGCACGCTAGACGCGGAGTCCATGGCGAAGATGGTAATGGGCCAGGACGGGGAGTTCATCGAGGTGGCCACGAGTCCCGGCCAGACCCTCGCCGGCGCCATCGTCCCCGTCCCCCACGTCCCGCTCCCGAACGAGCTCCAGACCTACCTCAACCAGGTGGACGAGGACTTTTCCCGCGGGAGCATCCTCGCCCCGTTCACTCGAGGAGAGGCCACCAAGGCCACGGCCACCGAGGTTACCGCCCTCGCCGCCTACTCCTCGAGCGAGGTGGGCCGGATGGCACGGGAGAGGGACGCGGCCATCGCCCAGCTTGCCGAGGTTTACGTGGCCATGGTCCGCCTCTCCCTCGGAGACGAGCCGGAGGTGGTCCGCCTCAACGGCCGAGCCCAGGCTATCCGCGGAGACGATCTGGACGGGGACTTCACGTTCTACGCGCAGGACTCCGGAGCCACGCCGGTCTCGGAGGCCGTCCGGAAGACGGAGCTAATCGGAGCCGTTCCCCAGCTCCTCGAGCTGGGAGTCCCGCGGGAGCTCGTCCTCTCGGAGCTCGTCCGGGCCCTCGACCTACCGGAGAGCTTCCTCCCCGGAGAGGCCGCGGCCGGCGTCGAGGAGGAGACCCCGGCGCCTCCACCGGTGGCGACCGCCGCGCCTCCGGAGGCCGGCCCGGCCATGGGCGCCGAGCAGGTCCCGGCCACCCTCGGCCTCGGCCTCGGCCCCGGTGAGCTCCCGAGCCCCACCCAGGTCCAGGCCGTCCTCCCGCCAGGTGGTCCGGTCTGATGCCGCTCTACCCGTACACGTGCCGCCGCGGCCATCGGTCGGAGGAGCTGGCCAAGGTGGGCGAGGCCCTCGAGGCAATGCCCTGCCCAGCTTGCGGGGAGGAGGCCCGACGCCAGGTGACCACGCCGTACCGCACCCCGTTCCAGTGGGGAGCCTCGGCCGGCTACTTCGACCGGGGACTTGGAACCTACGTCGAGGACCACGCCCACCGGCGCCGCCTCATGGCGGAGCGTGGCCTCCGGCCCGTCGAGGCCGACGAGGTAGACCGGACGCTGGACAACCAGGTAAACACGCTGGCCGAGCAGGACCGCCAGGCCGCCACGTTCGGACGCGTCCTCCGGGAGACCGGCGACGCCGCCGCGGCCACGGAGGCCGCATTCCCCACCCCGCTCCCGTAAGGAGGGCAACATGGATGCAGAGGACAAGCTCCGCCAGATGGGCGAGCAGATGGAATACGAAATGGACGACATGGCGGAGCTTGACGCGCCGCGGGGCCCGTTCAGTGAGCGCGCCATGAACGCGCTCGTGGACGCCCACAACATGGTCCTCGAGGTCATGGGCGCCCCCAAGGGCGAGCGCTACCCGTCGTTCGAGGGCGAGGTGGACGAGTTCCCCGGCCGCTTTGTCCGGGAGCTGGCCATGGTCAAGGACGCCGCGGACGAGGTGGGCGCCGAGCTGGACATGGACCTCGGAGCCATCGCAGACGACCGGGACGTGGTCCTCCTCGCCGGCAAGCTCGAGGCCCTCGCCAAGGACGAGGAGTTCCGCGAGGCCATGGCACGCGAGGTGGAGGAGGACATGGCGGAGGACGGCGCAACGATGGCCGTGGCCGTCATGGCCCCCGAGGACGACACGGACGACGTGTTCATGGCGAGGGCCTGACCATGGAGGGGAGCATGGACAACACGACCACGGGCCCGGCGGAGACCTCGAGCTCCGCCGCGGCCCCGGCCTCGGAGGCCGTCGAGGCCACCACCTCGGAGACCGTGGCGGAGGTGGCGGCCGAGCCGACCGTCCCCGACCGGTCCCCGGCGTGGCGTCAGAAGCTCAACCGCGTCCTCGACGCACACCGGGCGGACCTCAACGCGGCCGAGGCCCAGCGGGAGGACGAGAGCGCCAAGCTCCGGGAGGGCGAGAGCTGGGACTCCATCCTCCAGGACCAGCCGGACGACGTACAGCGCGCCATGAAGGCGCTCCGGGCGGACTACACCCGCAAGACCCAGGCCCTCGCCCGCCAGCGTCGGGAGCTCGAGGCAGCCCAGGCCGCCATCGTAGAGTCCCCCGTCCTCGGCCAGCTCAAGGCCGTGGCCGAGCAG